TACTCCAGACACCGCAACCGTTGAGCCTGTGGTCGAAACCCCTGCGGTAGAGGCTGCTCGCCCAACTGTTAGCGCACCGATTTACACCAAGCCACGCCTAGAGTTTACAAAGGCTAAGTACCTTGAGAACACTCTACGCGCTAAGTTTCTTGGTGACGAAGAAGCAGCGATGTACGTTCGCGCTGCTGACAACGAAACAACAACAGCACCGGGCATGGTTCCTACCCGCCAGCTCACTGAGGTAATCAATCCTCTTTCAAATGCTGATCGTCCATACATTGATGCGATCTCACGCGGTACTCTTCCTGATGCCGGTATGACATTTGAAATTCCAAAAATCACTGCTGTTCCAACAGTAGGTCAGATTGACGAAGATCAAGCAGTAACAGAGTCACAACTTACTGCATCTTATCTTTCAGTTAGCGTTAAGCCTTTTAAGGGTCGCGCAATTACGACTGTGGAGCTCATCGACCGATCAAGTCCGACCTTCTTTGACGAATTGGTTCGCCAAATGGAGTTCGCATATTCTAAGGAAACTGACAGCTTTGTACAGCAAGGTCTTGCTTCCAATGGCGTTCTCAATGCAACTGCAACCACAGAAGATAAAGATGGCTTGCTAACCTACATCTCAAATGCAGCAGCAGCTATCTACAAGGGAACACTTGGATTCGCTCGCAACATTGTTGTATCACCTGAGCAGTGGGCAAAAATCATGAGCTATAACGATGGTGGTCGTCCGATCTACATCGCTGCGAACCCACAGAACGCCGGTGGAGCACTTTCACCAGATTCAGTTCGTGGAACAGTAGCGGGACTTTCACTCTACGTTGATCGTCTAAACACCGGAACAGGAAACACCGGACTTGGCGATTACTCAATGGTAGTAATCAACCCAGACTCCTACACATGGTACGAGTCACCACGCTTCCAGCTACGCACAAATGTGAATAGCGATGGAACCATCGATCTCCTTTACTACGGCTATGGCGCGCTTGCAGCTAAGGTCGGAGCTGGAGCAAACTGGTTCAACAAGTCCTGATCTAACTTAATAGATCGTTAGCGTTAGCCCGGGGCTTCTGCCCTGAGTCCCGGGTCTAACATAGAAAGGAAAAGATGCCCGCAACATACGTCACAGAAGCCGAGCTTCGTTCTGCTCTCGGTATCGGGTCACTTTATTCCTCAGCAGTAGTCGAAGAAGTTTGTCAAGCGGCAGAAAACATTGTTAAATCAAAACTATGGTTTAACACTCAAAGCGTTTATGCAATTGAAGCAACCGGAACAACCGGACGTATCTACATCTACGAAAACCCTGACCAATTTGTTGTCGGTGACACTATTACAGTCGAAAACGTCCGCCAACATTACAATGGCTCGCATACTGTAACCGATAAAAATGGTGGTTGGTTAGAATTTGTCAATGCACAAATCACAACTCGCGCATATCACACAATTGCACCGTGGGGTCGGGTATATGGCACACAAGCCGTTGATTACGGTACCCTGCCTGAAGTCAATCAAGCCGCGCTTATGATAGCTGTGGATATTTGGCAAGCACGTCAAGCCTCAAACGCTGGCGGCATATCTCCTGATTTTCAACCTTCACCATATCGCATGGGTAATACACTCATGGCACGCGTACGCGGTTTGCTTGCGGATCATCTAGCTCCGGGCGGTCAAGTAGGGTGAGCGCTATATCCACCCTGCGGGGAACAATCGCGACTGCGCTGGCTGATAATGCCGTGTGGCAGGTGTTTTCCTTCCCGCCTGCCACACCGCTTGCTAATAGCATCGTGGTACAAGCCGGTGATCCATACATCGAACCAACAAATGATCATTACTCAACAATTAAGCCGAAAGTCAATTTCAAACTAATCGTGCTTGCGCCTATGTTTGACAATCAAGGCAATATGATAAACATTGAAGATTTTTACCTTAAAATAGTCCAGAAGCTAGAAGCATCTACAATCGCATACTCGATTGGTACTTTTAGCGCACCAGCAGTCTTAACCGGATCAGCGGGCGATCTCTTATCCGGTGAAGTACAAATCAGCGTTCTATCCGATTGGAGCTAAACATGGCTGATAATGACAAAGAGCGCGAGGCTTTCTTGATCAAGATTGGTCAAGTAGCTCCAAGCGCACCAACCCCAAAACCAACCGCTAAGAAAGACGAGGAATAGTCAATGGCTGTTTTTCTAAACAACAAAGTCGGTGTTAAGATTAACAACGTTGATCTTAGCGACCATGTGACCTCGGTCACACTAAACCAAGCAGCAGATGAGCTGGAAGTAACCGCGATGGGTGACACATCTCACAAGTTCGTTAAGGGCTTGGAGTCTGGCACTCTGACTGTTTCCTTCTTGAACGACACCGCAGCCGCAAGCGTAATGGCAACTCTTCGCGCAGCTTTTGGCACAACTGTTGCAGCAAAATTGCTACAGGAAAAGGCAACTGCCGTAGGCGCGACCAACCCGCTTTACACCTTTGATATTCTTGTGAATAACTTGACACCAATCAACGGTGGAGTAGGCGACATTGGAACACAAGACATTACTTTCACGCTAAACTCAGCTGTGACAGTAGCCGACACCGGCACGTTCTAGTAATTAAGAAAGGGCAAAATGGCTAAGCTAAAAGTAGTTAGGGCAGATGGTACGGAGTCGATTCATGAAATCACTCCAGCCATTGAATATGCTTTTGAACAGTACGCGAAGAAGGGTTTTTACAAAGCCTTCCGCGAGGATCAGAAGCAGTCGGACATTTATTGGCTTGCATGGGAGTGTTTGCGTAGAGCAAATGCTCCAGACGTATTTCCATTTGGGGACAAATTCCTTGACACCCTGCGCGCTGTAGAGGTCATGGACGACTCCCCAAATGGATAACGCGTGATACTTGGACTTATCGAATAGCAGAGCTTTCGGTCAATCTAGGTATCGCGCCTAGCGAATTTATTAACATGGATAGCAGCTTGTTAGATGCGATCTATGCGGTAATAAAGAAACAGGCAGAGGAGCGCAAAATTGCCAGTCGTAGTGCAAGGCGTGGACGACCTTAAACGTGCTTTGAAGAAGTACGCGCCCGATTTGCGTGACGAAATGGATGCCACAATTAAGGCTGAATTAACAGCCGTTCGCGATGCAGCTAGAGCTAAAGTGCCGGGAAACCCGCCCGGTGGTTTGTATAACTGGGCAAGACCTAAATCGACCGAAGAGGTCAGCAGCCGCACATCTAAAACACGCGGCTTTCCTATTTACAATTCCGCTGTTGTTCGCCGCGGTTTAGTTTATCGAACCGGCACACAGCGCTTTAACCCACAAGGTTTTGCGACTTTGTTTTCTTTGTGGAACTCCTCAGATGTAGGAGCAATTATTGAAGTTGCCGGACGTAAAAACCGTTACGGTAGGCCACAAATGGGTAATCGTGGCAGTAAATCGACACAATCGTTTGGAAGATCCAATAACCCAGATGCTGGACGTAGATTTGTCGGAGCATTAAACGGCGTTGGAGCTATTAAGAGTTATGACCAAAACCCTAAGCATCGTGGTCGTTTGCTTTATGCGGTTTATGCAGATCGTGATGGAAAGACACTTGATGCCGTATTCAAAGCGATAGAATTAGCCAAACGCAAGTTTGAAGCACGCACGCAATTACCTACTAGCAAGGCGGCATAATGGCTACTCCAAATATCCGCATTGATATTGCCTCTGAGTTTAGAGATCGAGGCTTTAAGCAAGCTAGTAAGGCAAGCACCGGATTAGACAGACAATTTAAGAAATTAGCTCGTACTTTTGCCACCGTATTTTCGGTTACAGCTGTCACCCGATTCGGCAAGCAAGCGGTAAAAGCATTTGAAGAGGATGAGGCCGCAGCTCGCCGCTTGACTCAGACATTAAACAATCTGGGTATGGCGTTTGAAGATCCTTTTGTAACTAAATTTGTTTCTGATCTTGAAGGCGCTACAGGCGTACTTGATGACCAATTAAGGCCAGCGATGGGTCGCTTGCTTACGACCACTGCATCATTTATCAAGTCACAAGAATTACTAACACTCGCAATTGATGTCAGTCGCGGCAGCGGTATCGCACTTGAAACAGTGGTTTCAGATTTAAGTCGTGCATATGTGGGGCAGACCCGCGGGCTAGTCAAGTACGGCATTGGCTTGACTCAGGCAGAAATTAAAACCAAGTCATTTGCAGAATTACAAGCATTACTCAATGATCAATTTGGTGGGCAAAGTCAGGCATTTCTAGAAACATACAGCGGTAAGGTTTCTTTGCTTAATGTGGCTTATGCCAATATGTCGGAAACTATTGGCGAAAGCCTTGTAGATGCGTTAATGATGGCTGCTGGTAAGGATGGCATAGCTGGCTTAACTTCTGCGATGGAAGATTTTGGCGATGAAATGGCAGATGTCATACGCGGCGTTGGCGTATTACTATCAGTTTTGGATCGCATCCCCGGCATTAAAAGTGGTGGCATAGCCGGTGCGATAACATCTCCATTTGGTTTAGGCTTAAAAGCATTGGCCGAGCTAGGCAAAAGAGAACAACAAAAGACTTTATTCTTCCCTACCGCTGGCATTGGTCAGCCGGGAGCAGACAAACAACGCGAAGCAATTGAAAGAGAACGCATCAAGCGTGAAAAGGAATTGGAGAAGCTACGCAAGAAATCTGCTGCTGAGGCTGCTAAGCGTGAGCGCGAAGCGAAACAACGCGAACGTGAACAGCAAGCCCTAAAGCGCGCTGGCACTGTTTTCGATATGGAAAACATCCAAATTGTTGCGGCTTTACAAAACCGTGTAACAGAAGAGCAGCGCCTTCGCCTAACAGCGCTTTTGGCGTTAAACAACGGCAACGCCGAAGCAGCTGACAAACTCTCAGCAGCTATATTGGCAACTCAGGCTCCAGCGCTAACGAGTCTTGGAATTATCCTGACTTCTAGCGACAATGCCACAACGGTTATCGCTAAGATTATTGATGCTCAGACTAAGTTGTTTTTACTAAACTCAGGCATCGCTAATATTCCAAAGGCTAAAAACCCTTTTGAAGATTGGGCAAGCATCATGGCTAAGATTCTTGCGGATCTCGATGCGATGGCTGCCAAAATTAAGAATATGCCTAAATACTCACCAAATGGCGGTGATAATAACGGCAACAATGGGAATAATGGGAACAACAATAACAACAGTAACAACAATAATTCGAACAACAACAATGACACGACTATCAATGTTAATCCTGTTGGTACGCCTGTTGGATCTGGACAGCCTACGATTATTACGCCGGATGGCACTGTTATTTCCAACAACCCTGCTACGTTCCAAGTTGGCGGCAAAACATTTTTAAGTAATTATGGTGCTGTAAGCCCAACCGCTAGACCAGATGACACAGCCTTAGAGTCAATGGCACGTCAGCGCATTAGCGACATATTTGCAACCATCCGTGATTTTGGCGCGGGTGGCTATCAAGCGCCTGTCAGCGTTACTGTCAATGTGGCTGGCAACGTTATGACAGAACAAGACTTAACATCCGGTATTCTCGATGGCTTGTATCAGTATCAAAAGCAAGGCCGAAACGTCACCTATAACGCGATAGCTCTCTAATGCCAGCAGCACCAGTTATCGGAGCGATTGTCGATTTCAGTAATGGCCCGAGTTTTGTCACTAACAGTTTTATTTTGGATGACTCGGTTTATGGCGTATTAGGTTTTGGTCAGTTACAGGATCAAGCCACTAACATCGTGGACATTACGAGCCTGATTGTCGATGCAAGCATCCGCCGTGGTCGTAACCGAATTTTGTCTAAATTTGAGGCTGGCACAGCCAATGTGACGATTTACGATCTCAATGGCGACTGGAATCCAAATAACCCGAGCAGTCCGTATTATGGCGACTTAAAGCCCTTGCGTAAAATTCAAATTTATGCAGATTACAACTCGGTGCGTTATTACCTATTCAGCGGTTTTATCACAGACTATGACACTAGCTTTTCACAGGGTACGGATGAAGTCAGCCGCGTTGTTCTGCGTTGTGTAGATGCGTTTAGGTTATTCCAAAATGCTCAGATAACCACAGTTACAGGAGCCAGCGCTCAGCTCTCTGGTACGCGTGTTAATAAGATCCTTGATGAAGTGGATTTTCCTTCTGCGTTGCGTGACATCGACACAGGTCAATCTACGCTTCAAGCTGATCCCGGAACGACACGCCTAGTGCTAGCTGCTCTTCGTACGGTTGAAGATTCAGAGTTTGGTGGCCTATTTCTAGATGCTGAGGGTCGGGTTACCTTCATCGATCGCCTAGCGCTCACACAGAGCCTTGCAAGTCCGCTTTACACTTTCAGTGACTTAGGCGTTGATTTGCCTTACCAGAACGCTGTGACAAAGTTTGACGATAGCCTGATTGTCAATGACGTTACGGTGACACGCTTAGGCGGTAGCCCACAGAACGTATTTGATCAAACTTCAATTGACACCTATTTCCAGCGGTCAGGCGTGCGGGATAGCATCCTTGTTCAAACGGACACAGAAGCCCTAGATCAAGCCTCGATGCTTTTAAGCACGCGGAAAGACACCGAAACCCGCATCGACAGCATCCAAGTTACGCTAGAAGATGGCAACAACATCAATTTATGCGTGGCTGGCCTAAATGTTGAGCTTCTCGATTGTATCGAGATTACTAAGGCGATGCCGGGATCTACCAGCATTACCCGCACCCTTTTGGTGCAGGGAATTAATCATGACTTCAACAATAACCGCATGACGACTACCTTGCTTACCGGCGAATCTTTGATTGATGGCTTCATCCTAGATTCCCTAAGTCAAGGTATAATCGGCACAGATGCACTGAGCTACTAAGGAGCACGCATGGCAGCAGGACTAGGTTTCAAGACCTTTAATACCGGGGACGTACTAACCGCCGCCGATACTAATGGTTATTTAATGCAGGGCGTTTGGGTGTTTGCCAATGCTGCTGCTCGAACCAGCGCAGTTACGAGCCCACAAGAAGGAAATGTTAGTTTCTTAAAAGACACTAACAGTTTAGAAATATATGATGGTGCGGCATGGGTAGCTTATGGAGCGGGTGACATTACAGGCGTAACTGCTGGTACTGGTATCAGTGGTGGTGGTACAGCCGGAACGGTAACAATCACTAACTCGATGGCGACTGCCATCGATGCCAAAGGTGATTTAATCGTTGGAACCGGCGCGGATACTTTTGCAAGATTGGCGGTAGGTGGTACAAATGGTCACGTTTTGCAGGTCGATTCCGGAGAAACGACCGGGCTCAAATGGGCTGCTGGTTCTAGTGGTGCTTTAACCAAAATTAGCACTACCTCTTTCACTTCAGCCACAAGCGTCACAGTTGATAATTGTTTTAGCGGAACTTATTTGAATTATATGGTGATTTTTGAAATCAGATTAGATAGCGGCAGTTCCGGTGATGTGAATTTTAGATTAAGAGCCGCGGGTTCAGACATAACCGCAAATTCATATTACGGCGCAA